GACCTAAGTTGGAAATCAAAAAAGAATCATACGATTCTTCATTTCGTGGAGCGCATAAAGATCTACAATGAAGAAAAGTTTCCATACCGTACCTACACCGTTGATCTTCAATAATCATCATCACATTAGTGATTATACTTACATTCATGGGAAAGTCAAGCATTATGACACAAAAAACTAAGCGACATTACGTTAACAACAAAGATTTCTTCGAGGCGATCGTAGCTTATAAGTTGAAATTACAAGAAAACTCGAACACAAGAGTTCCTGATTATATCGGGCAATGCATTCTGGCAATCTGCACCAAGCTTTCAACCAAACCAAACTTCATAGGTTACTCGTTTCGAGATGAAATGATTGCAGATGCCATAGAGAACTGTATTGTTTCTGTCAATGGGTTTGACCCAGAAAAGTCTAGCAACCCGTTCGCTTACTTCACTCAGATCGCTTGGAATGCTTTCATCAGAAGAATTTCAAAAGAAAAGAAACAGCAGTACATCAAACATAAGAACATGGTAAACAACATGCTCATTTCAGAACTTGATGATGAGTCATTCGCTATGATGTCTGGAAAGAAAACTGAGTACAATGAAATTACTAATGAAATCATTGGCAGCTTTGAAAAAAAGTTGACGAAAACGAAAAAGAGTAGTATAGTGGGAATTGAGAAATATACAGTTGAAGAGGAAACTGATAATGAGCCAACAACATCTAGTACCACAAGTAGTAATTGATTGCGCTGAGAAAATGCTTGATATTCAAATGAATAGCAATGCTCGGGAAAATTACCAACAACGAATTGAGGCGACCAAGAAGTTTTGTGAAACTGTTCTGGAACAGATGAACAACAAGAAGCGTCGTTAATGAAAGTTGCTGTAATAGCAGATACACATTGGGGAGTTCGTAATGACAGTGTTCACTTTATGGACATGTCTAAGAATTTCCTCGACAATGTTTTCTTTCCAAAGATCAGAGAGCATGGAGTAAAACAAATAGTTCATCTCGGCGATTTGGTTGATCGTCGTAAGTACATCAACATTCAAACAGCCAATCGTTTGCGTCGAGATTTTTTAGAACCGATCAAGGATCAAGGCTTAGAACTACATATGATTCTTGGCAATCACGATGTGTATTACAAGAACACAAATGCAGTGAATGCCATTCAAGAACTGTGTGACGAGTCTGTAAAGTTCTATCAGAACGCTACTGAAGTTTTACTTAACGAAGAAACTCCTGTGTTGTTTGTTCCCTGGATCTGCGCCGAGAACAGACAACACTCAATGGAGATGATTAGTAATTCCAAATCAACAATCTGTATGGGTCATCTCGAGCTACAGGGTTTTGAGATGTTTAGAGGTAGTATCTGTTCTCATGGCGATGATCGCACAATTTTTGACAAATTTCATATGGTTTTGTCTGGCCATTTTCATCATCGCTCTACTGATGGGCATATTGTTTACACTGGTTCACATGGTCAGTTTACTTGGAGCGATTACGATGATTCTCGAGGGTTCCATCTGCTCGATCTAGAAACAAAAGAGTTGACTTTTATAGAAAATCCTTATATAATGTTTAGTAAGGCTTGGTACGACGATTCAACAAGCACTCTTGAAACAATATTGGATTACGACTTCCTTAAGCACAAGGGAACCTACGTAAAGGTTGTTGTGAAGAACAAGAGTAATCCATTTTGGTTTGATAAGTTTTGCGAACAGATTGAAAAAGTTGGTATCCTGAACCTGCAGATTGTCGAGGATCACTTGAACCTAAATCTTGAAGAGGATTCAGAAATTGTCAGTGAAGCTGAAAGCACTCTTAGTATCTTTATGAAACATATCGGGCAAGTCAATTCACCAAACCTGAATAAAGAAAAGCTAGAAAGAGTAATCGTTGACCTATACAATCGAGCATTGACTGTTGAATGATTACGTTTCGTAAAATTAGATGGAAGAACTTTCTCTCTACAGGGAATATGTTCATTGAAGTTGATCTGTCAACGAAAGGTACAACTCTTATCGTTGGCGAGAACGGCGCAGGCAAGTCAACAATTCTGGATGCCGTAACGTTCTCGCTATTCGGTAAAACTTTCCGTAGTATCAACAAGCCTCAGCTGATCAACACAATCACTCGTAAAGATCTTGTGGTTGAGATTGAGTTTTCAATACAATCAAATCAATACAAGATTATTCGTGGTATGCGCCCGAATGTCTTTGAGGTTTACTGTAACGACAATCTTGTCAACCAGTCAGCTGAGATGAAAGACTACCAGGAGCATCTTGAAAGAAACATCCTAAAGATCAACTACAAGTCATTCTGTCAAGTTGTAATTCTTGGTTCAGCCTCGTTTGTACCATTCATGCAGCTCCCCGCGCATGCGCGCAGAACAATCATTGAAGACTTGTTGGACCTGCAAGTGTTCACTACGATGAACACATTATTGAAAGAAAACGTTCAGCTCAATAACAGCGAGCTTCAAGAAAATGAAAACGGTCGCAAGATCGTTGAAGCCAAAATCAAGATGGTCAAGGAACACTTGAAGGAGATTCAAAATAAGAATGAGCAGTTCATTCGCGAGAAGAAGCAGGCTGCTACAGATATTGAGGCTAAGATTTCCAGTACAACTGAGAAAAAGAATACTCTCTTACTACAGGTTGAAGAGCTAAGAGCTAGTGCTGGTGATTCAGGATCAATCAAAAAAAAGATCGACAAACTGAAAGAACTTCGTGTTCAAATGGAGGCTAAGTCTAAGCTTCTGACGAACGAAGTGGATTTCTTCAAGAAACATGACAACTGTCCGACATGTAAGCAGTCAATCAGCGATGAGTTCAGCTGCGAAGTTGTTGATAAAAGAAGCTCGGAGATAGAGGAAATTGCTTCTGGTCTTGAGAAACTTGTTGTAGCATACAATGATAACAACGAAAAGCTGAAAACAATAATTGCTATTGAATCTAAAGCAGATGAGATTATGGTTCAGGTCTCTCATGAGACTCTTGCTCTTAGAATGCTCAATGAACAGCTGAATTCAATATCAAAAGAAATTGACGAAGCTAAGAAAACATCCAAAGAAAATTCAGATGTGAAGGTCGTGGACCTTGAAAAAGACTTGACAAATCTGTCAAATCGATATAATATACTACAAGAGGATAAGCAGGTCTTGAGTGCTGCGTCAATGTTGTTGAAAGATGGTGGCATCAAGACCAGGATCGTCAATCAATATATACCAGTGATCAACAAGCTTATCAACAAGTACTTGAGTGAGTTTGATCTGTTCGTTGAGTTCAATCTAGACGAACAGTTCAACGAAGTAATCAAGTCACGTTATCGTGACGAGTTCAGCTACGCTTCGTTCAGCGAAGGCGAAAAGCAGAAGATCGACTTGGCTATTTTATTTACATGGCGTGCAGTAGCCAAGCTTCGTAACTCACTGAGCACTAACTTGTTGATTCTTGATGAAGTGTTTGATAGTTCTCTTGACGGTCAGGCAGCTGATGATCTTCTTAAGATTCTACAAAATATCAGCCGAGACTCTAACGTGTTCATCATCTCGCATAGAGACACTCTACACGACAAGTTTGAGAACGTTATTAAGTTCGTAAAGACCAAATCTTTCAGTAGGATCGCCGAATGAACATTTTGAAACACACAGATCCAGCTTTGAAGGAGAAAGCTACTGCTTTTGATTTCAACAACCCAGGGTTTGACCCCTATCAGTTTTCTCAGGAGCTTGTTAAATTCATGTATGATAACAACGCTATCTGTCTTACTGCGCCGCAGATAGGAATTCCTCTTAGAATCTTTGCTATGCGTGGAGCGCCTGAAAACTTCGTTTGTTTTAATCCTAGGGTCGTAATGCCAAGCGAACAAGAGGTCAGGCTCGATGAAATTAGCTTGACTTTTCCTGGATTAACGGTTAAAATAAAGCGTCCGCAACACTGTAAGGTTCGTTTCGCTACGCCTAATGGAGAAATTAGAACCGAAACATACACAGGAATGACAGCTCGTGTGTTTCAACATTGTATGGACTTTCTGGATGGTGAATTGTTTTACCACAAAGCCAACCCGATACATCGTGATCAAGCAATGAAGAAGTGGAAACGTAAGTGACTCTGTTGATAGCCTGTTTGTTATTGCATCAAATTGATGCATCTCCTTTCGCATACATCGGTACATTTTTTTTGTGGTTGTTGCATCTCACAACTAGAACCACAACTTAGGCATAAAGCATGAACATCTTCTACATTGATCGTTGTCCAGTAGCAGCCGCTCAAGGCATGGTTGACAAACACGTTGTCAAAATGATTCTCGAGTCAGCGCAGCTGCTTTCAACTGCGCATCGATTTCTAGACGGTAGGGAAGTTGCCGGCAAGTCCAAGACAGGTCGTAATGCCAAACGATGGGTTCTTGATGACAGCCGCGATGCTGTACTGTATCAAGCTACTCACATCAATCACCCATCAGCTGTTTGGTGTCGTAAGTCTGTACAAAACTACAACTGGCTTGTCGAACATTTCTTTGCGCTTGGTGAAGAATACACTTACCGCTACGGTAAAACGCACAAATGTTTTGGCGAACTCAGCATAATGCTGCAATCACCTCCCAAGAATCTGACTAACTATGACATGACAACGATGCCTTCCGCGATGGCACCTGAGTACGTCGTCAGCGAAGATCCGTTAGAAAATTACCGTAACTACTATCGAGTCGGGAAATCGCGAATGCACTCCTGGAAAAATCGTCAACCACCTGAATGGATGTTTACATCATGACATATGAAACAAACAAAACTATAGCTTTTGTGGCATCATTTTTGATCGTAGCTGTAGCTATCGTTATGGTGATACTCGTTATATCGCATAACGTTCGAGAGCACACTAATCATTACTATATAAGTATGAATCACTGCATTGACGTTGGAGGTACATGGGTTCCTAGTAAAGTATCTGCCGCTTGTATCATCAACAATCGCTAAGGAATATAAAAAATGTCGTACGAAATTACACCATCTGACGTTCTTGCTCTACAAAACATTCAGAAACGCAAACCGCGCAGATCACCAATTACAAAATCGCATGGCTGAAGGTGGAAAGAAGTTCTAATTTCTCTTGACATTCACATATGTACAAGTATAATGTAAAGACATGGTAAGGATACACATATGGTTGAAACACTAGTAATCAAAGCTATAAATGCCAACGACACACTCGGCACTTTCATCACCAAAGATCGCTACGATCGTGTTATTGAATCTGACACTGACTTGTACTCTGAAGCAGTAACAGGCGACGACTTGACTGAAGCAAACATCATTTTCAAGTTTCGTAAGAACGTCTTCACTAAGGAAGAATGCGATTTTGCGTATGCCGGTCTGAGAGAAGCAGCTGTTGAGTCGCAAAACCGTGGTCAGGCTGCTGGTCCACGTGGCGAAATGCTTGGCGCAACTGGTCGTGGTGGTCGCGATTGGGTCACAGAGTATCATCAAGACATTCTTGATTTTCTTCTTCGCCCTGACAATGCGATCATACAAGACGAAACTATCGAGTCAATCCGTGCTGCGCATGTTTCTAATACAAAAAAGGATGAGACTCGTGGGCGCGTATGGTTGCGCTCTGAAGTTTGTAAGTATTATCCAGAATATCATGGCTGGTTCGATAAGTGGGTCGATGGTCTTCATAACATGTCTCACGAAGAACAGCGTAGAGAAGCTAAGAACGTTCTAGACAACTTTGTTTCTGAAACTAACTACGCGCAGTCAGTTATGTCTGGTATTGCTGGCTACTTCGATCGTTATCCTCGCATTCCGTATGGTCGTGCAACGTCCTACACTGAAAAGAATCTTGAGAAGTTTGCGCTTTGCTATCCCTACCTACGCAAGCTAAATCAACAGTTCAGAGAACTGATCCCTGGTAGGTGGAAAGCTCAACGAAATGAAGCAGACAAACTCGATCCTCGATTCCTTATTGATGACACTGTCTTTACTACTCTTACTGTCAATCATAACTGGCGCACTGCCTGCCATCGCGATGCTGGCGATCTCACTGTTGGTTTCAGTAATATTTGTGGAGTCACTGGTCCGGAGGGTAAAGGATGGAGAGGTGGTCAGTTCATACTTCCTGAGTATCGGATTGCTATCAACCTTCAACCTGGTGATATGTTGCTTGTCAATAATCACGGGGGGATTCACGGTAACGATGAGTTGATTGGCGAAGACAATGACCGTATGACCATTGTCGCTTACTTCCGCGAAAAGATGGTCGAGCTTAAGTCTTGGGACTACGAACAGCTTCGTAAGCAGTATATCGAAGAACGACGTGCCAATCACGAACACAAGTTTTGGAGACCACTTTGGAATGGCGTGTCGCCTTCTATGTGGGAAGATCAAGAATGGTTTGACTATATGAAGAAACACAATATTGTGGATCCATATGGCAAGAACACTTCCAGCCTTGACGCTTTCTTTTGAAAGGTTACAGTATGATTGATTATAAGATCGCGATCCCTAGTTACAAGCGTCCCGAGACTATCAAGAAGAAAACTCTGCGCGTTCTGGAGGGGCATAATATCCCTCCAGAGCGTATCACTGTGTTTGTTGCGAACAGTGAAGAGTTTGATATCTACAGTAAATCACTCGAAAACACACCATACAATAACATTGTCGTTGGAGTTCCTACTATTGGAGCGCAGCGTAATTTCATTGAGCGTTGGTATCCAGAAGGCACTAAGCTCATGATGTTTGATGATGATATTGAAGAAGTGCAGCGTAAGATCAGCGAGCAAAAACTTGGTCCGATTGATGACCTGTATGAAGAAATCATCAAGCGTGGCTTCGAAGAGTGCGAAACGCTTGGTTCTAAGACTTTTGGCATCTACGCTGCTTCTAATGCTTATTTCATGAAGGATCGTGTTTACACCAAGCTTTGCTACATCATTGCTTCAATGTTTGGTGTGATTGTAGAACATCATGATGATCTTGCTCGTGTTACCAACCATGGTGAGGACTATGAGTACTCGATTCGACAGTATATTCATAATGGTGTTCTCTGCAGGTTTGATAACTATACAGTGAAGTCAAACTACTACAAGGAAGATGGCGGTCTTCAGACGATCAGAACCAAGGAGTATGTTCACGATTCGATCTCTAAGATCGCAACAATGTTCCCTGACTACTGCACGATGTATATTCGCGAAACAACTGGTAATGCTGAGTTGCGTCTGAAGGATACAAAGAAGGAAGTCGGCTCTAGCCTTGAAAGCTTCTTCTCATGAGTAAACACATAAAATATAAGTACGAAGAAGGGTTAATCCTTCAGGATTTTCTCGCCTATATAGATGAGACTTACGGCGAGCATTACAAAACATCAGACAACATTGAATGTTTTGATGCTTGGATCGCGTTAGGCGATGCCACTACCACTTTCCGAGATACAGCTATGAAGTACTTATGGAGAGCCGGTAAAAAAGGAAGTTCCGAAGATGAAAAGAAGGATCTTATGAAAGCAATGCATTACATCGTACTGATGATGTATAATGATCACTACAAACAAAAGGATTGATTATGGAAATATCTATTGCAATTGAAGAACTCCGTAAGCGTAAGCTGTTTCTTGCTGCGCCAATGTATG